TTATAAACGCTTAATATCTTCAAGTCTGTTTAACCACCCTCGCAAAAACTTTTTGTTTGCTGGACGAGAATTTACAATATCGTGCAAGTACTTCTTGCGAGCTTCAAAAATCATATCAAATAGCTTGTCTGGGCCTGCATCATTGATAGCTTTAAGGGTCTTTTCTCCAACAACTCCATCTTGCGAAACCCCGAGCAATCTTTGAGGGATTGTGATACCATATTTGCCAGACCCCCACACCCAATCAACAAGGATATTTGCGATTTTTTGCGACTTGATTTTGTCCGCTTGCCACCTGTCCCAGTAGTGAGGTTTTAATACTCGATTGCAAACATCATCAACAGACAACAGTTTTAAGTCTTGCACATCAATGTCTCTATCTCCGTCCTTATCATAGCCTACACGCTTCCATGTAGCTATTGTAACACCTTTGTTTGTCGCACCTCCTCGGTCATCGGGGTCATTCACAAATCCTCCCTCCCATTTCAAAATGTACGGGAGTAGTACCTTAACATTTGCCATCTTTCTGTTCCTCCTCTTTGTGCATATATTCAGAAACAGCAGAGGAAATAGCCTCGATATTGTCTTTGTTGCTAATAACCTGACTAACAAGGTGGGCTGCACTGTCAAAGCGTACCTTGCTTTCTGCTTTTTCATACACAGACTTTAATTCTATAAAGCCAAGACCTATCGCCCCCAATAGCGTTATGAAGGGGAACAGAGGAAACTTATAGTCGTAGAAAGTCTCCATATACCAAACGGACGACATCTGCATAGCATCTATAATAGTGAGAGCAAACAGAAGGTTATAGTACTGCGCCATCTTTGATACAGTCCTCTTGTATCCGTAACTAGTCCTTATAATTCCATTTTTTCTTGCCTTTCGCAAACCTGCCCAAAGGTCTGTGAGAATAGCGATGAAAACCAGCATATAAATGCTCAGCAAGATCCAAATTGTTGTGAAAATTTTCTCCATACTTTTTTATTGATTTATGTTCTATTATTGTGCGTATGCTGTCTTTATTACCCCCCACTCCTTTGTATGCGATTTGGTAACGTGGTATCGATAACCACTTTGCCACTCTGTCCCTCCATTGCCCCAAGTTGCACCACCTGCAGGCATCACAAAGCGGACTCTGCAATCATTGAATGGTATATCTACGATAAACTCATGTCCGTTTGGCAGGCTTTCGCTGACACGGATATACGGATAATCATCCCCATTTGCAGTCCTGCGTGCCACAATATGATAATCGGTTGCTTTCACATGATAGGTCCCAGAATTGTGATTTACAAGATTGAAGAAGCCTAATTGTAGTCCCTCTCCCTTTCTCAGTACACTATTTTTGAGTCTGTTTATCTCTTGTTTCGCTTCTGCAATACCCTGTATAGCTGTAGTAATCGAAGAGGTAAATTCAGATAAGTTTTTGCACTCGACAGAGTTAACCCAAAACCAACCTTTTAATCCACAACCAGCAATGATACATTCGAGGTCTACTCGCCATTCTGCGTTCGTGAATGTTTCTACTAAATTGTTACCCGAATAATAGCGTCCTGCTGAATAGACATCTCTTTCATTTGAGAAAATACGAATAGGGCGTATCGTTGTGTTGTGGTGATACGGATTAGTAGGACAGCTCATTGTAGAGCCTCTTAGAAAAATCTTAGTCCCGACAGCGCAAAACCTTGCTGGGGGAAGATATAAATCTGTTCCCTCTACAACATTCAAAGATATAACCTTAGCCTCCCCGTTTGGGTCGAGTATTGGAGCAAAGGGATTGTTTGTTGACGACCCTACTACATCTGCATTAGATGGTCTTATTGCAAACTTTTGCACCCCATCTAATTGCATCGTAGTAGCATAAGACCCTACAGGTTGTTTCTTGGCCAACTCTTGGGTGAGTTCCCGCCGTGTCTGCGATAATTCATACGCAACCGCCTCCTGCTCGGCAACAAGCCCCGAAATAAGGGTTACAGGCTCTATACTCTCCTTATACGCATCACCCGTCAGGCGTCCATCGAATCGGTGCGCAACGCTCCATTCAGCATCGCCCACGCCTATGCACAATATATCATAAAGGCTACCGCCATCCGTAGCCCGATCCCGATTTATCTCCACGAGAGAGAGTTTGCTTTGCCCTAATAACGGCTCCTCGGACTCTTCGACCACTCTAAACTCTTTCTTCTTGTGCGGGTCCACCAACTTAGAAAAGGTATTTGGCGTGCGATAGGTGCCCGAGAGAGTATAGTGCAAATGAGAACAACGGCTAAAGACGTGAAACACCCGCAATTCGCCCAAAGTACCTCGCACCAGCCCTCGTGTGCATTCGTGACTAAGGTTACGCCCCTCCTTGTCACGCAAAGCAGAGAGAGAAGTAGGCGAAAGCTCTTTAGAGGTATCTAATAATATCGTCTCCTCCAATTCTTCGTGCGCCTCTGGCGACACGCTACTTCGGTAAACTACTTTTTTGTGCTCAAAGTCCTTGCCGTCATAGCGCACCAAGTCCACAGCCAGTCCTCGCATCAACACCCATTGCACATAACCCTCCTGTAAAATACGTAGTTTTGCCTCCTCTTCATCTTTCCTTACCAAGTCGTTGAGAGATGTAAAAAAATTATACTTAGGTTCTTGCAAAGAGAGGTGTATCTTATCTATCACTACAACGTCTATACTGTAACCAACGGGAGGTAAAGGGAAAATAAATCGCCTGTCGTACACTTCTCCATATTTCGTACTTATATCCATAGTAGAGACCTGCTCATTCGGGTTTTGAAAGCTACCCAACTTGAACTCCTCCGCCCCAAATTGAATACAGCAAGAAGTTGGAGTGTCTACCCAAACAGGACGGTAAAACGGCTGTTTATCTGTAGGCACGCCGCCATAGTTTGATAGATATTTCACCACATTACCACTTTTGTCGTAGGCTCGTATATAGGCAAAGGCATAGGCGTGCTGTATCTTCTTAGGGATAATCTTCTTGATGTGCTTACCTATTGCCTTATCGTATTCGGGATCATCCGAGTTTTTCTGCGTCAGCGAATAATCCATCCCTACCAACATCTCCAAAGAGAGCGCCATTTGGTATTTTGCCAAATTATCGGCGGTGCGTGTAGGTAGCGGTATCATAGGCGTGCAGTAAACGCCGTTTTCACCCTGAAGGTTGCGTATGTCCGCCATTTTTTCAATAGGGTAAGGCTTTGCAAAAGGGAATGTATGCGCCAACTCATGGTAAAAACTACCAACTACAGGATTATGCTCATAGCTGCGCCTCGGCTTAGCAAAAAGACAAACATAGGTCTCTTCACGCCCCATAGTGTGCGGTATCAGTTGTGCATACAGTGCACCACCCCGTATCGTTTCATCGCTCTTTGGCGTGTGAAAAACCACATTATGAGAGGCGACCAATCTGTCTGCCTCCAAGTCGATACGATTAAACCGCCAATTCGTAACCTCCGTGCCGAAATCATTCTCCGAAAATTTATGCTTATAGAGATTAGTTGGCTCTCTCTTTTCCAGCTCAACTTTTATTTTATTATATGTCTTCTCTATGCCAAGTTCGGCATCATTCCCCATAGCAACAAGCGTTTCTTTAGCCCCTCTCTCCTTGAGTGCGTCCACGTCAAATAGATAAAACTTGCCATCTCGCTGTACTAAATAGAGTGATAGGGACTTAAGCGCATCTTGTAGAGCATTCCACCACACCGCCTTTCGCTCGTCGTCGCCCCCTTTATCTTCATCTAAAAAAACCGCTGTGTCAATATATGCTCTCGACAAAGAACTCACCTCCTTTATCGGATTGAGTGTGCTAAGAGAACCCTCTGCGATTGAGAGTCGCTCCGAGGAGGTCAAAGCGGAAATGTTGCTCAAATCTGCACTTATCAGCGAGTCCCATTGATGCTTATAGCCCGATACTGATAGATTAGTTAATAGTTGTAGCGTAGGCTTACCGAACAAGCTATCGGGATAAGTGGCTTTGGTGATGCATTGCTTAACGAAATCAACGACTGACACCAGGCCATGGGGCGCATACTCGAGACGTTTTAGGGGCGATAAGTCCGAAAAAGTAACTTGCGTTATATACCCTTGCTTATAGGAGTAAGGGGCTTTCCATTGCTCCGCATCCAAAGAGCCTATATAGTACAAAGTATCGTTCTTGAATATCCTACATATCGCCCCGTGTTCACCAAAACTGTACAAATCCTCGAACAAGCCGTCGCGCTCTGTGTATAGAAAAACCGTGGCTTTCGTTACGCTGATTGGGTCCAATTGGTCCTCCGCCGTACGCTCTATCACCAGCATATCCTCGCCCAAACGCACCTCCTCCGATACATGAAAGCCACGCTTGTATATCTCTATCCGAAACAAGTTGCCCTCTATCGACTTGCAAAAACATTCATATCGCTTATTATACATACTATCTTGCTCTTCGTCTTTCTTCGTTTCTCACTACTGCGTAGAGGTCTCCCGCACGCATCCTAAATTCACCACTCACGCGCACATTACCTCCTTGTGGTTGTGCCGAAAACCCTTTAGCCAGCCTTTGCAACCATTCTTGCTGTTCTACATTAAGCACACGCTCACCTGCGTTTACTCGAATGAGCGTTCTATCTCCCCAAGGAGAACCACCCGCAACCAAGCCTCCGTTGGAAAATCCTGCCACCGCTCCTGCTGCCTTGATGGTTGCTACCATAAGGGCTATTTCCGCACCTGCTTTCATTGCCCCCGCTGGACCAAGTGCAGCGTTAGCTGCTAAGATTTTAGCGGTAGCCTCCTCTATCTTCGCCTTGGTAACAGCCTTTGACGAGGCAACCTCTTTGCCTGCCCCTGATACGGCTTCGCCGACGGCATTACCCTGCGCCTGGGCTACTCCTGTTATACCATCCTCGACGCCCTCGGCTACACCTGCCATGCCTTCCTGCTTGGACGTCAATAAGTCTACCGCTTGGCTCGCTAAGCCGAGCTTTTTAGAGGCCTCACCGATTTTTTCAAACATTTGTATTGTGCTTAATACGCCATCAACGGCTTGCTGTAGGGCGTTGAACACATTAAGAAGGCGCTCGAATGGTGAGGCATCATCATCGGTAAAAGCGCTACGCATAGACTTAAAAGCGTGTACGAGGTACTGCGTAGACCCCGCTATATTTTTAATACTCGAATATGTTGTTTCGCTCAACTCCCTGTTGAAGTCGGCGACATCCCTTTTTAGCTCCTGTAGTCGTAATGCCCCCTGCAGAGTAGAGATTTCGCTTTGCGCTTTGTTTATGGCATCCGCCACATTTAGACCCGCCTCTTGTAGGGCTTTGAGTTGCTGTACATACTCCTCTAAAAGCTGTATCTCCTCTCTTGTTATATCGTCCTCCCCCTTCTTATAATCGAAAGCGGTATCCCTCTCGCCTTTCTGGGGTACTGGTAGTAGGTTATTGCGCTCACGCTCGTAGCCTCTAATCGCAGAAAGGATAGCAGGGGTTTGCTCCTCCTCCCTTAGCAGACGATCTATTGCTGTATTAAGAGCTTCTATGCGCTCTTTACGCTTCTGTTCCTCGGTAAGATGTAGCGTGTTTGCCCTGCGCTCATGGTCTACGATGCTCGCTTTTGCCTCTTCGAGGGCTTTAGCCTCGTTAGTAAGACCCGCTACTACGTGCTGTTCGGCTTCTCTATACGTTTTGTTCCCCTTGGCTTTCTCTCCAAGTAGCCCCCCTATCTCAAGGGTGGCACGACGAGAGGCTTCTTGTAGCTCTTCTTGGTACTCCTTTTCGCTGATAAGGTCGAGTCGCTTTTGGTTGGATAACTCTCTTACTCTTTCAGCGTACTCTCGTTCGGCACGTTCTAAAGGAGATTCTTTCTTGCCTTTGTCGGTATCCTTTACTGGGGCGGGGGTTATTGTCGTATCTTCCTCTACTTTTGACAATTTTGCAATCTCGTTGTAAGCCAAGTTTGAGACCTCGCTAAGATTATACCATTCCTTTCCTAATGCTACAAGCTCCGACCTTACTGGTAAAAGCCAATTTTGAGTACTATAAAAATCTGATATTTTGTCTGACTCCTCAAAACTTAACATTCTGTTGCGCTGCCCTCCAGCAACTTGTAGCTTGCCGATATAGTTTAACCTCTCTATGATTTTCTCCCTACTGTTTGGGGCTTTAGTGTCGTCAGAGATATTAAAGTAGCCAAGAATCTCCTCCTGCCTCTTGGTAGTTTCGTAACTCTTTTCTCTGTGATACCTTAATTGCTCTTGCTGTTTGAGGAGTCCGATTTGTCGCTCTAACTGCTTAGATAAATCTTGATTGAGTTCTAAAGAATAGCCATACTCCTTGTTAATTTGTGCAAGAAGTCCCTTTTTATCTTCTTCTTTTGCATTTTGGTCTTCTACCAACTTACGGAGGTTCTGCAAGTCACTTACTTGCTGTCCGTAATCAATGTTTTTAATGCCTTCTCTATAATCCCTTACAAGATTGTTTACCCTCCTTTGGTAGCTCACCCACTCCACAACCTTAGATACTATTTGTGCAATGGCTGCGAAAATCAACCCGTAGATAGACGCCGAGAGTATCCCTTTGAACGCTCCGCCGATGGCACGGATAGCCCCCAAGGCGTTGGTTTTGATTACGCCCCAAGTTTTAATGTTCTTGGCTTGTATTAGGTCCGCCCCTGCTTGTGCTCGGGATTGATAGAGGACTTGTGCCCGACTACGCTCGGCTTCATATTTTTTCTTGAGTAGCGCCACATTGGAGGCTTCGGCTTGACGGGCAGCAGCCAATTTCCTACGCGCTTTTTCGAGTCGTTCGTACTGCACAGTCAAGCGCACCTTAGAGGCCTCCAGCTTCTTCTCGGCCGTCTCGACCATTTGCGCTTGTCCTACGAACTTAGAGGCAAAGGCAGGGACTTTAAGCCCTGCAAAGAACGCCCCTATCGTAGCAACGATGGAAACAGCATGCCCTTTAAGGTACTGGAGTGCTTTCACCGTGCCATCTACAATAGCCTTGAACTTCTCTACAAGCCCCCACTCCTCGACTATCTCAATAAGGGTATTACCGATTTGGGCGAAGGAAGTCTCAAGGTTGTCCGTATCAACTGCCGTGACCATCTTGTTAAGCTCCTCGGCGAACTTGGGTAGGACCTCGGCGGAGTACACCTCGCCCTTCTTTAGTAGCTCCTCCATCTCGCCCATTGATACTCCCAGCGCACGAGCCATTGCCTCCATGGCGATGGGCAACTGCTCGCCAAGCTGACGGCGCAACTCTTCGGCAGAGACCTTGCCCTTAGACATCATTTGCTGTATACCCTTCATGGCAAGGTTGGCTTCTTGCCCCGATACACCAAAAGCGGTTAATGCTCTTGTTACGCTCTCAAATATCTGCTGTTGCGACGCTATGGAGAGACCGCCTGCATCGGCGGAGGCTTTGAATTTAGCGTAACTCTCGGTAAGGTCCGATAGGTTTTGTTTGTACTCGTGCGCAACGCGTTTCAAGAAGTTTACTTGGTTGACGTAGTCGGCATTGCTTTTTGATACGTTGCGAAGCGTTACATTCGCCTTGCTCGCTGCGCGTGCCACCTCTTTTAGTTGGCTTAGGAAACCGCCAACGGCAAAGCCCCCTGCCCCGATAGCCGATGCTATCGCCAATACTTGATATTGTAGTGATTTGAGAGAGGCGCGTACCTGACTAACCCCTCGTTGGAAATTCTGCTGTATCAGCTTTATTGCTATTGCTAACTCCAGTTTTGCCATTACTTATTCTTGCGTTAATAGTTCAAAGTCTTCTATGGATTGCTCTGCCGTCTCGTTCCGTTCCTTCTGCACCTGTTCTGCCTCCCATGGGAATACGATTAGATCGGTTGGTTTAGCCCCCTTTTGATGATAAGGGGAGAGGTGGACAAACGCCCAGAGTCTCTTATTTTCCTGCACTTCCTGCTCTTTGAGGGCTATTTGCTTGAACAAAGGGGCAAACAGCCACAAGTCCATTCGGTCTAATACGAAGTCGGGACTTATCCCTCGTGCGATAAGAGAGAGCGCAAGCTCGGTTAGCGTGGGCAACTGCGTGGGCGGTTCTCCGTCGAGAGTGTCCACCGTTGCCTCATCCTGCATGAACTGTGCGATGTAACGTATAGCACGCTCACACGCCTTTGTAGCCTGCTCCCGTATGGGGTTGGCCTCTCTAAGGCTAATCAGGTAGTCCTCATAGGTTAGCTCGCACCTCCCTTTGGCGCACTGCATGGAATAAGAAAGGAGGAGCGTGTCCTGCTCCTCCGCTCCCAACGTACGATAACTGCGCCCCGAGAGACGCTCAAAAAGGATTAAAGCCCTTACGGTTATCATCTTCCTGTTACGATTAGATACCCTCGCCCGAGTCCTCCCCAGAGGGCGAACCTCCTTGGGGTGTACCGCCTCCTCCTTGGGGCTTCTGTGGCTTGCATCCCTCTTCATTTACACGCTCGTAACCCGAGAGGGTAAGGACGCGCAAGAAGCCTGAAGGACGGTATGCGATGCGCGGACGCCGAATGTCTCTATGTGGCACAAACTCCTTGCTCTCTGCCACCCCTGCGCTACCAAACGTGGTAGAGAAAATGCCCAACTCTCCGCACTCTACGCTCTCGCCCTCGCTTACGTGGAGGTGGAGCACGCGCACCATGCGGTCTATTACGGCTTTCACATCCGCCGTCTCTACCGTACTGCCCTCTGCCACTTCTCGGCAAAAGCGTTCGTAGGAAATTTTACCGCGCGACGTGGGACTCGCAAAGAAGAGCTTTTTCCCTGCATTCTTCCCCGACATCACTTTACGCTGTACTAATCTGAATTTTAATGCCATAGTTGTATCGTTTAATTTTGGTACGTTCTAAATTTATTTTGGTACGTTCAAAAAAGATTTTGGTACGTTCTAATTTTATCCCACTCCCAGCGCAGCTCGTGCCTCGGCGGACCCGAGTTCCTTGTTCGCACCATCAAAAAGAGGTCCCGTACCTGTAAGGGAGACGCTGGCGCTGGTGTACTCGCCCTTAGCACTATCCTCCTTGTAGTCTGTAAGGACACACATCCCTTGCATCTTCACCGCCCCCTTGGTGATGGTCTTCTCACCTGTTGCCGCGATAGCACGCGTTACCTCGGCAATCTCCATCTTAAAGGGCTTACGCTCGGCAAGCATCTGCAGGAGGAGGTCTTTAGATAGGTGCCCCTTGGTCTTGGTCACCAAACACTCCGCCTCTACGCTCCATGAGAGCTTACCCGCGAGCGATTCGTCCCAATCTCCCGACATCTTGCTACTAATATCCTGCTTGTCGGTCTGTAAGGAAAAGCTGTGCTTCGTGGTGTAAGCGACAAGTTTCCCGTCTACATAGAGCATCAGACTCTCACTCTTGACAAGGTCTCTGCTCTCTAAATACTTTGCTTCTGTTGCCATAATTCTGTTTTTTAATTGATACTATATTCCATTAGCTGTACATATTTGCCATCTACAACCGCTTCGACAGCTTCTACTAACTGTACCGAAACGCCATCGCCTCCCAACGACATTTCGTACTGCACAGTGAAGTGATTGTCCACCGCCTCGGCTATATTCAGCCCTCTGTCGTAATGGTCGCTGAATATCTCCAATATCACTGTGCACTTGCGTTCGTAGATGCCCATTTTGCCCGATAATGTGCCGTACTCCGTGCGCGTCATCACGATGTAGTCGCCCTCGGTCTGAGGGGCAAGACAGGGGTAAATGGCATCCCCGACAAGCCTTTTAATCTCAGGGTCTGCGAGCAATCTCTCACGTATAAATTGAGATGATCGCAATTTGCTACTACTAAACTCGCTCATCCATCAGTGCATTTATGATGCCTCGCTTCATCGCCTCTATAGCCTCCTTACCGTCTTGGTCCTTGGTAACACTCCAGAAGAGATTGCCCCGCATCTTACCTCGATTATATTTTTTCCCTGTTTCTCTCATCTCCGTGCCTCGGTCCACCAAGTGAGCATGTCGCCCCAGCGTACCGAAACCTACAATCGCCTCGGGCTTGCGCCGCTTGATGCGAAAGGCGAAACTCGATAGCAATGCTCCCGTAGATTTTCCGTTGCGAAGGAGGCGGTCTCTCAATCTCCGCCGCCCTCCTCGTATAAGTACCTTAGAGGCTTCTCGCATCCCTCGTCGATACGCTTTGTTGGTCTGCAAAGCCGTCCACGTGCCAAGCGTCTCATCTACATGGGCAAAGCTGTAACGCTCTGGTCCTATTTCCAAGAACTCTGCTCTCTTTGCTGGTCTACCCATCAATTAATACACATGTTAAAACCACACTGTTATCATACGCATTAGGGTCTCTCAGCGTTATCCTATACTCCGCTCCCTCGAACCTTATGCGCTGCACCTCGTTGAGTCGCTTATCGTAACGGACACGGAACTGTAGACGCTCCCCGTCGAATTGTTCCTTTGCCTGGAAGCCATCCCCTCTGAGCGACCATTGGCGAACCTTTTGCGCTCTGCAGGTGTAGAGCGTTGTCCACTCCTCGGAGACGAAACCCGAGGGGCTTTGCTTCTGCTCCATTCGAAGCATCTCTAACGTATACCGCAAACTACCTGCCCTCATAGCTCACGGCGATAAGGCATGAATAGATTGGCTAACGTAAAAGAGGCTTCTCGCACATTCCCCAGTGCATCTCCCTCTCGGTAGGCATGGAGCTTTGCTACCAAAATCTTTATAGCGTGGCGCAAGGGGGCGGGTAGTGTGCCGTCGTCCTTGAGTACTTCACTGAAAGGACGGTTTATGCAGTTCGCCAACTGCTCCTCCGCTGTCTCTATCAAACTCGTGATATAGACATCGTCCTCGTCGTGCCCTACGTTTAGGTGCGCTTTTGCTTCTTCTAAGGTGATATACATAGCTCATTAGGTTAAGAAGTGCAGGGTGCAGGACTAAAACCGCACCCTGCTATGTACTCATTACGCTAAAACAGCCATAGAGAAAGCCTGTGAACGGACAGGAGTTATATCCATATCTATATTCACCGTAAACTCTACCATGTTCTCTCTCGCTCTTGAATAGGGGTCTATAATGAAAGATGCCTCCCCGAAGTGCGTTATCGCACAGTAGCGGAAGTCTCCAAAGAAGATGGTATTATCAGGAGCATAATTGGTAAACTCAGAACGGTAGCTATTCATGAAACCATAGCGATATCCCGTATTGGAGTCAATGTGCATTTGGAGAAGCATTTCCTTATCGGCTGCTACCAATTGCTTCTTTTTAAGAGCGGCAGCCGTCTTGGTATTCATGATATATGCAGAGTTTCCTCCTAAGGCTTCTACCATGCTGTCCAATACCGCATGCTCTATATCCACGATAAGGCCTTGATCCCAACCTTTTGAGGCAGTCCCTTGTATTTTCTGTGCACCAGTAAGACCGACAAAAGGTCCTTTGAACCTGCCATGAGCGGTAGTCGTAAACATAATCTTGTTCACCTTGCGCGCAATACCAGCCCCAAGGGTTCCCATCACAATTCCGTAGAGATTGCGATTGTTTACATTAAGAGCGGTGCGGGACACAGGGATAGACATTGAAATACGTTTTGGGGTAGGGGTTTCACCCGTGAAGTTCAGAGTAGACTCTGAAACTTTCTCATTTTCCCCTAAAACTGTAGCCTCTGGAGCGTCCACCTCCGCGTTCATAGGCAAGCCGTTTAGACCATCTTGCACCTTACATCCTAATTTGGATATAATTAATCCTTTTTCCAATGGGTCTAAAAGGTCCTGAAAAACAACAGGGACACTTGTCTCCTTTACGCTATCAAAGTTCACGACCGAACGAACATTGAACGACGCCTTGCCACTTGATCCTCCGCTTGCTACATCGCAAGCCATCTCAAGAAAACGTTTCTCCACACTGTCTCCCCCTGTAGTTGGATCCCCTGGTTGCTGTTGCATCATCGATTCGATCTGCAACGCTCGTTGCTCGAGCTCAAGAGCATTGAATTTGTCCTGCTCCTCTTGTGTCAAGGCACGCTTCTCGTCTTTAGCCTTGTCGATAATGCACCTCATTTCGTGTGCATTCTCTGTCTGCTTCTTCAAAATTTCTAATCTTGTCATAACGTTATTTTGATTAAAACCTTCTTGCTCTTTGTTCTAACTCGGCATAGTAGCTACGCATCTCCTCCTCGCTCTTCCTCTCCTCTGGGGCTTGAAGACTACGAACGTCTACCGTAGTCTCTATATATGCTGGATCCGTGGTAATACAGACATCGTAGATACCGTCGAACTTGCGAATAGTGTGTATCCATCGTTGCTTCTCCTTGCTCCATTCTTTCTCCACACACCCTTTCGAGTAGGCTCTAAACTTGAAAGAAGAGCCAGAATAATCGCCTCGTTTGATAAGCTCAAGGGCGTTATTCCCCTCTTGCGTATCGGGTGCTTCAAAGCTGTACTTCAAGCCCTTCTCGTCTACTGTGAGGGTTAAAGAACCTTTTCCCTTATTACTCCTCGCTAAGAGGCGTTCTGGATTGTGCTCCACAACCGCCTTTACGTCCTGTGTTGCTAAAAAAGCATCCGTTACCGCTTCTGGGGCTATACGCTCTTCGAAGTAGTCCCCATCCCACCAATCGTACATTACTTGGCTGGGAGTGTTAAAAACAATAGCATACCCCTCGATAGTCCTGCCCTCAGCAGAAACGACGGGCTGGGCAATGCCTCCAAAACTTCGTATCTCTATATATTTTTTTTCCATACTACACACGTCTATCTACTAATAGGATTTTTATAGCCGTTTTTGGTACTACTTTTCGGGTGTTTCCTCTTTTTTTTCTTCATTTTTCCCATCAATCGGCATCAAATTGCAAGAAATAAATGCCGTATCACCCCCTTTTACGGGCTCTCTGCCCTCTCTTTTTCTCGCCTCGTTGGGTGTCATTGTGCCTGATTGGATGGATAACATATTAGCCTCTGCCATCGCCTTTATATCTGCAGAGTAGAGGTCGAGTAGGTCAAATCTCACTCTGTACATACTCTTGTGTGAAGGGGAAGCAGGTATCAGCTTCGATAAAAATTCTTTCTCTATTTGTGTTAAGAGGGGTTTTAAGGTCTGCGTTAAGAAAGTGGAGGTGGCATTCTCGCTCGATTTGTAGTTACCCGCACGTTCCACAAAGACCATATCAGGATGTACTCCGAAGTATCTACATATAGAGTAAGGCGAAAACTTTCGTGTTTCGAGGAGCTGGGCATCGGCAGGGCTAATAGTGATAGGTGTAAATGTTACGCTACCTGGAATGCTCATTATACTCCTATCCGCCTCTATTTCCTGCTCCAAGCTGTCGGCTATCTTCTTGCGCTCCTTGTCTTGTATTTCCCCCATGCCCAGCACAGGATTGCCTCCCGACAAAAAGCCTTTCATCTTGTTACCTCTTTTGAGCGTGTCAAGGGTTTGCTCGTCGCTGTTGGCAGAGATGGACAACGTGCGACTTGCATACGTGATGGTAGAGACTCCGACGTACCCACCATCCAGCGTCTTGTTCTTTAGGTGGATTACTTCATGGCTCTGGTAAACATCCGAACGCCCACCGACTGCATCCGAAACCGTGTAGGTATTTTGGCGCACATCATAGTGTACGCTGTTGCTATCCAACAAGTAGAGGGCTTGTACCTCTCCGCGAGCGCTCCTCTGTATCAAGATATAGGCGTTACCTCTCAAGTAAAGGCTTACAATAGCATTCTGCAGTAGGACAAAGAAAGTCTGCCTCTCGTTAGCCTCACAGTTAAAAATGTGGTTTATGGGAGAGCTCTCTATATCCTTGAAAATACCCCCTCGCATACGTTGTAAGCGAAGAGGTAGAGAGGCAACGGTACCACTCAAAATATCAATGCACCGATATACGACATCGAGGCGCATAGCTTGCTCTTCTGTACGTACGGACTCACCGCGCACTCCTAACGTCCTCCATACTGTAGGCAGGTCGTTTATATTGACGCTTTTACTGCGTTTCATGAAACTAAAAAATCCCATTACTGTGTCATCTTTATATTGTTCAGCATCCAAAAATTCATCACGTTAGTAATCGCTCCGTCTATCTTACCGCTCTGCTTCTTCTTTATGGGCTTCCTATTCTCTAACCTATCCTCGTCAATTGTCGCATTTCCAAAGCAATAGGCTGTAATAGGATTATCCTCGAAGGTTATACGATTTGTATATAGAGAAAGTTCGAAGCTCTCGACGGGGCTGGTAAAGTTCCCATACGTCTGTGCTATCTCGTAAAGGTGCTCTTTGCCGACACCTGGGGAGGACTTTAGCAATCGTATAAACTCCTCCGCCTTGTATCTATCATAGCCAACACCTAAAATTGAAAACGGCTTAGAAAGTATATCATTCACTATCTGCCGATAATCTATCACCGCTCCCGCGCAAAGCGTTAGATACCCCGCATCTGCCCATCTTTGATACAACTCCCCATTGGGGTGTGTAGCTATCTGCCCCTCGGGGAAATAGTAGTGTGTTATGGAGTGGAAAGGTGTTTCCGTTGTGCGCTCTGGGAGAACACGACCAGGCATATAGAGCAAGTAAGAAACGGCAGAGAGGTCATCACATACCGACAGGTCCACAGAGGCTACACATCGTACACCTCGAAAACTTTCTATATCTGTTCTTATACTTCTGCTTTCTATCTCCTTCGTTGGTATCCAGTCCTCCAGCTCACTATGAGCAAAGATGTTCAGGAGCTTGTTGCGGAACTCCTGCATATCCTCCGCACAGAGTTGCGCCTTATCCCATTTGTCTTTATAGAACTCCTCCCGACACGTTACCCCAAGATGTGGTTGTACTTTATACCACGTTGCTGGGTCTCCTTCGTCATCGTCCACGTCGGGCTCGAAGATGTGAGCAAAGACACTATCCATCTCTATTTCTCCCCTTAACACCGACTTGTAGGTCTTGAGCATCTCATAGAAAGGTGTCTCCGTCTTACTGCTCGCCGTGGTGATAATCACCGTTAGCGGATTAAGACGCACCCCCATCGAGGAGGTTAGGACGTTCTTTAGTGCTGCACTATCCGCCTGTGCATACTCGTCTACAATCACCGTGCTTGCATTCAACCCGTCCAGCGTACCAACGTCTGAGGCAAGACATTGGGCAAAAGAGCTTTTCCCCCTACATAGATTAAATACCTGCTCCCTGTTGATTTTGAAACGCCGCATCTTATGGTCCAATCGTTTCAAGATAAAGCGTATCACATCGAAACAGATTTTTGCCTGCTTGCTACTATTAGCAACTACAAACGCCTGAGCATTCGCATCGCCGAATAACAGGTCCTTCACGGCGAGGCTCGCTACTGAAGTCGTCTTACTGAACTTTCGAGGAACGAAAAGAAGCGCATCGGTAATAACTTTGCGCTCTGTGCCTGGATAGAAAAAACCCTCAATGTTGGTGAATTGGAATACCTGTATAGGGGTCAGCTTGTAGCGCTTTGCCCCCTCGTCGCTCGGGAACTCTAAGAACTCATAGGTAAGGATAAACTTCTGAACCTCCAAAGCGCGTAGTTCGTAGCGACAAGTCATTATGTGGAATTTCTTTATAGCCAACAATTCGTAGAGATTATGCGCTTCTGGTCTCTCTATACACGCTTTGATGTACGAGGCTAAACGATCGTCTACCGAAGAGCAGAGCCTAAAGTCTATCGGCAGACTTTGCAACTCCTGCACTGTTTGTGCCTTCAAATCTCGAAGAGCCTGTTTTTCACTTTCGTCCATCTTCAAGCTCTTTTAGTTTTCTGTTCAACTCCTCTAATGCGTCGTCCTCTGCTACTCCCGACGCCTCAACCGTAAGACGCAAAGAGGCTAATACGTTTCTTTGCTCTTTACACAAGTCAATGTACAGAGAGTAAACAGGGTTAGCCTTTTGTCTCTTTTCTCCCTCTCGGCTCTTCTCTGAGACCGCAGGAGACATTGTAGCGCACTTGGCATAGGTTTTATTACGCAGAGCGGTAATCTGTGCACACGAAGTAATAAGTGAGTCGAAAGCGGGGCTGTACGTGCCTATAGCCTCCATTACCTCGCGCAACTCGCCCTTTATTCTCTCTACCTCTGTGCTTCTTTTCGTCGCCATACATTAGACCTTCTACATATAGGCAGAGAATAGCCAATTTTGGTACTACTTGCGCGCTTATTTTGAACGTACCAAAATCTTTTTTGATCGTACCAAAATCTTTTTTGATCGTACCAAAATCTTTTTTGATCGTACCTAAAAAAATCCCCTTCCGTATGGAGAAAAGGGGAACAACAAACAGACAAGAACAAGGAGGCTATCGCTCCCCCCCCCAAAAAAAACGCCATTTTTACTATACCCCCACAGCCTTTTTGGACCTCGTGCGTGTAAAAGGGAGCAGGGGTGGGTTTGGGTGTCTCCCCCTCCTCTTAAAAAAGATAGCCCCCTCTCTTAAACCCTAAGAGGGCACGGTGGGGAGAGAGAGCTGCTCTCATCAAAGACTACTTCCGCAAGGTAGCTTTGTCGATTTTAGACTACACAGAGAGGGACGATACGATACTAAGTAAAGAACTTCTTGACGAATAACTCAGTAAGTTGTTTATTACGCTCCTTGGTCGCTTTCTTGGATTTGCTCTTTAGTTCGATATGGACTTGGACGTGGCAAGCGTGGCAAAGGGCTTGTAGGTTAGAGGGGTCGTAGGCTAAAGCCTTCATCCGCTCGGGCGTGTTTATGTAGTTCTCAAGCGGTTGAATATGGTGTACCTCGGTAGCGGGTGTTGTCTTCCCTTGCTGTAAACATCGCTCGCAGAGGGGTTGGCTAACTAAGTAGGTGTTTCTTAGGTTGCGCCATCGGGTACAGTTCAGGAGCTCCGTGTACTGTTTGTTTCTTGCTTTCATCTTTTAGGATAGGTGGAATTTATTAAGGGCGTACTGCTCGAAGTCTTCGTAGTTTGAGAACTCCTCACGGCAATAGTAAAGGGCAAGTAGGGTGTCTTGACATATATCCATTGCCTCACTATTCGCGCGTTTGATGCGCATACCGTCAAAGGTGTCTTGCAGTCGCTTATAGTGTGTTCGTATGAAACGGTCGGTAAATTCCTTATAACGCACTTCTTTTGCGCTCTGTTGCGTTTTATCTTTCTTTTTGATACCATCCCCACTCCTACACCCGATATTCGATTGTAGGCGATTTATAGAGCTTTCAGGGGTTGGATACAATTCCTCATACTCTGCATTAGCATATTCCGTAAAGAGATGTTCTATGTAGTCATAGTCCGAACCATTGAACTCTTCCCTCCTTGGGTCGCTTAGAATACGCAGGAATAAGCGCACGCAGGATAGCACAAATTGGTAATCACTTTTGAACCCATAGCGTGCGCGCACTTTAGAGAGGCTCTCTGCCTCTTCATCGTTTAGATGCGCTTTTATTTGTTTGCCCTTTTTCATCTTGCATTTTGTTTATTTTATTCTTTGTACTTACCTATTAGATAGTTAAGACTGTCTAATAAGCTTTGTTGTACACCCTTTTTACCCTCTAAAGCGGTTGCTGCTCTCTCGTCTACTGTCCCTGCGCAGATTAGATTATACACAGTAACAGGGTGTCGTTGTCCTTGCCGATGAAGTCGGGCGTTTGCTTGTTGGTAATACTCCAAGTTCCACCCTGTGCCAAACCACACTATGTAGTGTCCGCCTTGCTGCATGTTAAGCCCGTAAGCGGTACTTGCTGGGTGGGTTAATAGTACGTCGATAGCCTTGTTATTCCAGTCTTTAAGATCCCTTTCATCTCTGTAGACCCGCACTTTGTAGCCTTTGAGTTTGTTCGCAATTCGGGCTACATCGTGTTTGTATTGATAAAAAACCAAAACACTACTCCCGTTTGCACCCTCTACAATCTCCACCAAGCGGTCTATCTTCTCGCTATGCACCTCGTGTACCTGCATATCCTCGTCATAGACTGCGCCGTTGGAAAACTGGCTTAGCTTGTTCATCAATCCCGCTGCGGAGTTTGCTAAAACGTTTGCGGGTTCCTCTCCGTGTTCCGCCTTAAACTCTAAAACCTTTTCGCGTTCAAACTTTTCATAGGCGGTACGCATCTTCTCACTGAGTTGCACGCGTTCGGTGTGCGTAATCATATCAGGCAACTGCAGATAGTCCTTAGCTTGCATACTCAAACAAATATCCTCTATCTTCTTCCGTATGGCCTCTTCACAGCCCTTTTTCACATCGCAGCGGACTGTTATGTTATTCCACTTGTGCGTCTCGAAGTAGGTATCTCGGTATTTGCTTATTGACTTACCTAACCGCTCCCCTTGGTCGATGCAATACATCTGCGCCCACAGATCTACCAAGCCGTTAGGGGCTGGGGTTCCGGTTAGTCCGATAATCCTTTTAACACCTGGGGTCGCTATCCTCATTGCCTTAAATCTTTCGCTCTTAGGGTTCTTAAAGCTCGTAAGCTCGTCAATCACTAAGGCGTCAAAAGGTAGCTGCCCTCTGTATTTACCGACAAGCCACACAAAATTATCTCGCCCTGTTACATAGACATCCGCTTTTTGGGAGAGGGCAAGACAACGCTGTTTCTCTGTGCCCAGTACTTTTACCACCCTCAGACCATGGAGGTGCTCCCACTTCTCCGCTTCGGTGCTCCAAGTAGTCTCCGCTACCTTTTTTGGGGCCACCACTAAAACTCTACTAATCTCGCAATCGTCTATTAGTTGCTGGATAGCGGTCAAGGCCACGACAGACTTACCAAGCCCCATGTCAAGAAGCAACCCACATTTAGGCTTGTCGATAATCCACTGCGTAGCGGTTTGTTGGTACTCGTAAGGCTTGTAAATCATAATCCTCTCCCCTTGTAAGGCTTCAAAATCTCGTCTATCATCTCCTTGCTGTCACATACATGGACCTTGTGTCCAATACTTACCATCTTGTGTATGCGCACGGTCTGTAGCTTCCGCAGAGTCTCACCTTTGCTCTTTAGCTCCACCCACAACGTATCACCACCTGGCAACAGGCAAACTCTGTCGGGGTAACCTACCATTCCAGGGTTACTGTACTTTAGGCACACACCACCCAACTTTTTTACACTGTCCACTAAATATTGCTCTATCGCTTTCTCCGATACTTCGGAGTGCTTCACTATGTTTTCTATGTTCTTTCTCATCTTTTTTCTCCCCGTTTCCCCCGTTTTGACAACTGTCAACCGAAAAACTAAAAATCCCTATAATACCCTTACGCGTGTGTAATATGTATATATATATGTATGTATATATGTATATTACAGTATATATATATCTATATAGATATTATAGTTGACACAGTTGACAAAGGGCATAATGTTCTAAACGTCAGTATTTTATGTGTCAACCGAGTTGTCAACCAAAATTCTACGGTTGACAAAATAGCGAAGACTCCTTTAAGCCCTGTAACCTTGCTTCAGTTGACATAGTTGACATTTTTTGCTACAAATATTCGTCTTGGTTTTCCGATGTTGTACGTCTAAACCCTTTCTGCCTGCCATACCATTTTTCCGCGTGCCTGCTGACACCCTCACGCTCCCAATCTGGCAAACCGTCTATTAGCTTACAGACCCTTCGGGCAAGGTATTTATAATCCTTGTCCTTCATATCGTACCCCATTTGTTCGCAAATAAATTCTGCGGCGCATACCCTCTCCCTTACCTCTACGCCCTCTGCATCTAAGGGGTCAGGACTCTTTAGCCATCTACGGCGGTCGTCGATGTCTCGGGTTGCCCAGTCGGCGGGTAACTTCATACCCAAGAACCTTTGTAGCATCGTTGCTATCGGGTCGTCGTTGTCGTCATTGTATTCTTTTTGCCGTTGGCGAGCCTCAGACTCTAATCGTTCGCTGAGGTAGAGCTTCTCCCCTTGCTTGTAACAGTGGACGGCTTCGGCCCATAACTGGTCACGGTCGCGGTCTAACGCCTCCTGCCATTTGCTGTACTTACGCAGAGTAGGGTTTACCTCTATAACCCAAAATCGGCGGTTCCCATTATCGCCTTTGAGAAATAAACCTTCGTTAGTAGTCCCGCAAAATATGCATTGCCTTGGGTGTTCTTCCGTGCGGCGCCCATAGGCGGCACGATAAATGTCTGTTTGTTTGGATAGATAGGCTTTTACACTCTCTACCTCGCTTCGTTTGAGGCTTGCTAACTCTCCCATTTCGATAATCCAGGCTCTGCGTAGTTGCTCCATACCCTCTTTGCCTTCGGTGGTCGTAATGCTATCATTGAACCACTCACCACCCATCTTACCCAATAGGGTAGACTTACCTACCCCCTCAGGACCTGTAAGTATTAAGCAGTAATCATATTTACATCCAGGGTTAAACACTCGAGTAACGGCTGCTGTGAAGTGTTTACGCGTCATCGCTCTGCTTAGCTCGTTGTCCTCCGCGCCTATATAATCTATTACCAGCCTCTCCAACCTCGGGACGCCATCCCATGTCAGACCGTTAAGGTAGTCGCGGATTGGGTGGTAGCTATGCTTTGTAAGTACTGCTGTAAGGGCATCACTAATCTTTTCCTTTCCAGTTATATCGTAGTTCCTCTCCAGCCATACACGGAGGTTTGCATCGTCGCTATCTGCCCATTGTCTGCCCCCTTTACCCCATGGGAGCCCTCCTATCACCTCATTGGTGCCTGCAAATAGATTGTATACCAAGCGCCCTTTTAGGGCGGGGTCATTCTCCAGTATTAGGATGATGTTACCTATCGTACATTGTAGCCTTCCCGACTTGCTGTATTCTAATTTGGCTTTCCACTCATCGCTATACTCTTCGGGCAAGGCCAATTCTTCGAAATCGTCCGCCGCTGCTTTAGTACGTTCGCGTGACATCAGCAGTTTTACGTTTTTGTCTTGGCTCGCTAATTCTTGCATAGCCGTGTACGACGGCTTGCGGGTAATGTCTAAAGCGCGGCTGCCCTCGTCCTTGGCTCCGAACAGGTGGATACGGCACAAATCAAAAGCATTGCACAGCTGCCTACTTGCAGGGTCTGTTTCGTGGTGTGAGTAGGCAAATTTTCCCTCGTAGCAAACCAAACCACCCGACACGCTACCTAACTTATAGGTGTAGCGCCCCTCGGCACTTGTCTCTTCGTAATGACCCCCTAAGAAGTGTTCTATCGCTTCCTCGATAGTGTACGCACGACAGAACGCGCCTATTAGCCCTGGCTTCTCTGTCGGGTCACCTGCTTTCTTCATCTCGTGGGCTATCGCGTCGCCCTCTCGGCTTGACAGAGGCCACGCACTTACGTCTCGGTAGTCTACGTATTGCGATAATACCGCGTCTACGTCGCACGCGGGGCCGTCCTGGTATTCGAACACATACCCTGCCCCCTTAGAGGTACTTGGCCAATAGAAAAGACGCGGTAGCTCGTAGGTTGTAGCGTCGAAAAGATCTATGCCTAACTCGTAGGCGATCTTACGACATAGAGGTTCATACTCGGCAGACGTTACTGGTCTACTTAGTGGGAAAACTAATCGATAGCGCGGTGTCTGCTCGCTGTGCTTGTGTGTACTGTATAGCATCGCTGCAAAGTCAAACGCTAATTGGAAATCATCCCACACGTTCGTTGTACCATAATCAATATCTAACGTAGCCACGCTTCGATAGAGCACATTAGTATTTTTGCGTATTCCACCGCTGAGGTAGCCTCCTACGAACCCACCAACGTCCTTGACATTGCTTTGTTCCTCGCGCGTCATACGTGCGTACTCGGCTGCCGTTTCGGAGGTGCGTTTCGTTTCTTGGCAACGCGCCAGTAGTTCCGACCATTTCCACTGCCTATTGCGCCATTTCTTAGACAGGCGACTGTGTGCCGTGGCTAGGTCTATCGTAAAATCATATTTCAGATTCATAATATTCGGGTGTGTAATCTATGCACGCATCTTGGTCATATTCTACAGCGCTGTTAGAGATGTGGCATTCGCCAAGCAGGCAAAGCGCGCACGTTCCGCACACTCTTTGCTTTTCGTTGTCTTGTAGGGTATACATATGAGTTGTTAAGTACATACCAATTTCTATATCTTCAGCATCAATCTTTTAAGTAGTAAGGCGTCGTATAGCCTGCACCCTCTAAGGGTAGATCGTGGCACCAGCTAATCGGTTCGTCGAATATGCGCTTTACGTCTTGTAGGGTCTGTTCGGGGGGCGCCTCTACTACAATTTCGTCGTGTATGTGGAAGACAATATCAAGCTCCGCTTTGTCGGCTCTTAGAATGATACGCCCCAAAATATCTCGGGCAATAGCTTGTACCACGTTCTCGGCCAGCTTACCGCCGTATGTGCGTATCTTCTCCCACTTTTTGGTAGTTTGGCTTGTGCCCTCGTACTCGATAATTTCGTGGTCACCCCTCCATCCATCGTTACGCTCCCTGCCGATAGTCGCCCGTGGATAACAGAGCGTACGCCCTGAGGGTAGAGTAATAAGGAGCATACCCCAGTGGAACGATACCACGATACCGCGGTTAATAGTCGCACTTTCTCCCGTCTTTATGGCTTTTATTGCAGCAGTTTCTAAGGTCCTCCAAAAACGGACAATGCGCGGGTTAGCAGCTCTCCAGCGTTGCACAATATCTTTTTCTTCCGCTTCTGTCAACCCCATACGACTACCGCCCATGGCTTCTAAGGCGGCAACGCCACCCCCATAGCCGAGAGCCAAAACCGCGATTTTGCCTTTCTGTCGTAGGTCGCTGTTCTCTCCGTTTTTCTCAACCTTGCAGTGGAACATCTGTCCCGCAGTAGCGCAGTAAATATCCCCTCCAGCACGGAAGACCTCTAATACCCATTGTTCGCCAGCTAACCATGCTATTACGCGCGCTTCGATTGCCGAAAAGTCGCACACGTGGAATGTGCACCCCTCTTTGGCGACAAAGGCGGTACGTATCAACTCGGAGAGTACCTGTGTGGGGTTTGCATAGTTGAGTTCAAAGTCTTCTAGATCTCCCGCCTTGACCAACTGACGAGCACGGTCTAAATCTTGTAGGTGATTTTGTGGAAGATTCTGCACCTGTACTAATCGTCCTGTCCATCGACCCGTACGCGAAGCTCCGCAGAACTGAAGTAGGCCGCGTATGCGTCCATCGTTGCATACACACTCTAACATAGCGTTGTATTTCTTCGTCGAGGTTTTTCCCATCTCACGGCGAAGCTCTAACACACGACAGGCGTTTTTGTCGTGCTTTACAAGCTCTCCGACATCGTCTAAGTCTCTTTTATTGAGTGAAGCGATGGCCACTCCATAAACACGGCTTAGGTATTCCTTTAGCTGTGCGGGGCTGTTGGGGTTCTCTAGTTTAGTAAGTTCTTTTGCTTTGCTCAATAGCTTCGCTTTATATTCAGCGTCGAAACGAGTAGCGTTCTCGGCCAGCCTACGGTCCAGCAACACCCCTCTGTCGTTAATCTTTTGGTCCACAACGTACAGCGCCTCATCAAATTTGGCGGGTTCCAATCTGCGGACTTTAGCTAATACCTGTTGCTCTACCTCAACGTCGCGCATGCAGTACCGTTTGAAAGCCTCCCATTTGTCGGGGTCGTCAGCGGGCAAGTGGCGTTTCCCTTTGCTTGGGGAAGAGAAATAGCGTATCAGAGCTTTTCCTTCTTTCATTTTACCATTCTCTAGCCTCAATACCTCTCCGCACTGCTCCAAAGAAAGAGGGAGTCCCATACGGGCCGCTTTTACCATAGTGCAACGCCACTGAGCGGGGTCCATCAGAGACCATCCAAAATACCGACTAATGCAGACGCGTTCAAAGGTGGCATTAAAAGCGGTCTTGATAACTGCTGGGTCCCTCAACGCTTCTACAATCTCTGTGGGTAGTGTCTCGCCTTGCGCGAAGTCACAACACTGCACAGGCGCGCCATCCGCACTATACGCAAATAATAGAATAGTAAAATCCTTTGCCTCCGTATAGCGATACACGCCGCACGTTTTCAAATCGTAGTTACTATAAGTCTCTATGTCTATACCTATTTCTCGCATGGCTTTAGTCGTCTATTTAAGCTTTGTATCCCCGTACAGACTTTCGCCTGTACGGGGCTAAAATCGGTTTAGAGGTCGTCGTCTTCGTCGTCCAGATCAACATCTGCGAAGTCGTTTTCAGCTGAGGTTCTACCACCTAAGCGGTCATCATCCTTGAACTTCATAATGTTGTTAAGCCCGCAGGCTACGCCCTTATTGCCGCTCACATCGTAGCCAAAAAACGTTACCGACACCACAGCCCACACTCCGCTATACACTTCGTCCTCGTCTACAATAGGAGTCTTATTCTTGTCGCAGACACCTGGACGAGTAGAGCACTTAGCATTGAGGTAGAAATGATCTGCATAGATGCCGTCAGGGTCGTTCTCCTTATCGTCTCCATCGCGTAGAGGCAGATCTAATTTCTTAGGCTCTTTACCGCCCCATTTAGCTGCGATAGATGATTTCTTTGCGGCGTCTATCGCTTGTTGTATAGCCTTGATAGTTTCCTTTTCCTCCCTTGGTATAAGTATGTTGGTCATGTACTTGCCATTTGCGGGGTCTCCGTCGGGAGAAAACCTGTTGAACACATGGGTGTAACTTAGTCGGCAAGGGCCGAACACTACTTTAGTTTCTTTTATAATCGGTGTAATCATAATCTGTTAATACTTTTTATTTCTGTTACTATTACTTCTAAATCCTGCTACGTACAAAGCCCAAAAGGGATGTTGCATCACAAAATCAAATACTACCTGTGTACGTTTATAGGTTTATGTCCTTGAAATCATCAACTAAGGGGCTAAAGGCAGGGCGTTTGTCGTTCTCGGGCACTAAAGTTGGCTTGCCTTGTGGCTTCTCTACAAAATCTCCACAAAGCCCCGCGAACTGCTTTTTACCTACCAATTTCTCAAGGTCGGTAATCGTTCGTAGCTCCATTGGTTTGCATACGTCTTCTAGGGTATATCCTTCGGCAGTAAGGGCGTTTGCCACGGCCGTTTGGTCTGTAATTTTACGGATGCTACGACCCTCTACTACTTTCCAACCTGGCAACGACACTCCACTCAATGCTTGCTGTAGGGCGTAGTCCTCCACACTGGATAGCCACGTTTTTACAGTGGGTAAAAGGGGGAGTACGTTGGTTGCTAACTCCTCAGGGCTTAGCAATTTGGGGTCGGAACTCATTTGCACCACTTCGGTACATAGTGTAGCAAGAGCTCGGCAGGCGCTTTTAACTTTGCAAAATTGGCACCAGCCACCTGGTACTTGTGGGCCATCGCCTTTGTACGCCTGCCGTGCCTTTGGCGTTAGTATTTCGTCAGTCCACGCCAGTAAGTCCGCCACGTTCATTTCGCTGTCGCTGAGGTTATCGATACGGGGCTGTATAATCGTCATACGTACCCGTTCTATCTTATACTCAAAGCTGAATTTTTCGTAGGCGCCCAAAGCGTAGATTTTCATTTGCGGGTTGTCTACGGCTGACACCTTAACGCCTTTTCCGTATTTGAAATCTATCACTTCCATAGTGCCGTCGGCGATAATAATAGCGTCTGCAGTACCGAAAGCATCTGGGATATGGTCGCTAAAGTCTAATCTGGTCTCTACCAACAGCTGTGCGTCTTTAGTGAGGGCTCGGGCTTCGGTGAATTTCTCTAGCACTATAGTTTTATAGACGTCCGTATATTCATCCATTTCGCCTGTGTGGTAGCGATCGTTAAGTTCTGCTATCTCTTTAGCTTCGCCCTCTGTTGCTAGCCCTAAAAACTCTTTAAGTTTGAGCGCGCAATACGCGTGCGCCAATGTCCCCTCGGCGGCAAACTCACTACCTTTATCTGGCACGTCAGCCTCCAGTCTTGGAGCGGCTGTGCAGTTAATCCACCTATGCGCAGCGGACGGGCTTAATAATGCGTGTGCACTTCCCATACCTTAGCGTTTTCTACTAATTCGTCGTTTTTCACACACACGGCATCGCAGCAGGCGATAAACTTAGCGCGGCTTTCACTGTCAGGGAGCGTACTTGGTTTCTCCGCCCCGAGAGCGACGGCGACATCTTTGAAGAAAGCGGTTAATCGTCTGTGCCACTTCTTATAGAGTTCGCTGTCTGTTTGCTCTTTGTAATTTTCCCCTTCAATCCGCTTGCGAGTTCTATCCATCGCCTCGCGCACATCCACCTCGGAGTACTCCTTTGTCTTCTCAGCCGTCTGTGTTTGCTCTTCCTCTTCGGGGACTGTTTTTGTTTCAGAAGATGCGGACTCGGCTAGTGTTACTTCTGCCTGTGCATTCTTCGTTTTCGTTGCGACAGGTGTCGGTTGCGTTTCTGTGCGTGGGACTCCTCCAGTGAGTGCCTCGGTTAGTTGGTTCAGCGCGCCTAACAGTTCGGGCGTTGCACTGATTTGCAATGTAATTACCATAGTCTTTTTAGTTATTATTGATTAGTATGCTCTCTTGTGGATGGCTACATGGGTCGTAGCCTTACTTTCTATTTCTTGATTGGTTAATACCTTTTTAGAGGTCATCCATCTCTCTACCTCCTCTTTGTTGAAGTAGAGCTTCTTCCCTTTCTTATAGTGCGGTATCTCGCGCTTGGAGGTGAGCTGGTAGAGGTGGGCAACGGTGAACCCCGTTAGCAGTGCCACCTCGTGAATGTCCAGCACCGACTTCACTCCAAGCAGTGTGAGTTGCTCTATTCGATCCAATCGCTCATTCAGAGCTTTTACTTCTTGTACTTCCATAGCGTTTATATCTGAGGTACCCACTTTTTGTAGTACGCTATCTTGTAAAGAAGATAGCAGAGTACTAAATGCACGATAGCGTTTATCTTGTTCCAGATGAAGCGGTGAAAGAGCTCTTTCGTAAGCTCCTCGTTGGGGAGCGTGTCGCTTATGAGTACGATAAATGCCCCCGTACCCCACGCTACGAAAACCGCCCACAACACCCACTTTTCTATACTTTGTATTCTCTTCATATTATTACTCCTATCCTATCAAGCAGGAAGATGGCAATTTGGACTGCGCCTCCTCCGCCATTGCTTCTTTCATCTTCAAAAACTTATCGATAAAGTAGGCTTGCCCTTTCGGAGTAACCTTTGTGGTAGTAGTGATATACAATACCCCATCGTTACCGCTCCTCGTCCCTTTCTTTATTTCAAAAAGCCCCTGCTCTAGGTATTGTTGGTTGGGTGTATTTCTACGCTCTCCCGAGGTCCCCAGATAGCCGTTGCGCCTCAACCATTCGAAAAACCTGTTTTGACCAATCTTGTAGCCGTTCTGCGTGATAACCTTTGCAAGCTCGCCTATCAAGCAACTCGTCCTACTCGCCAACACTGCATTCGCAAAGGCAACCTTTGGAGCGTCTTTTTTAATCTGTTCTTGGAGTGCCTCCGTCCTCTCTACCTCTGCTACAAGAGCCACCAAAGCCTCCTTGTAGTTCTGAGGCAAGGCAACTTGCGCTTGGTTAGCCTCTCGCTCCAGCTCCTCCCATCTGATAATGAGTTTAGCACGTGCCTCATCATTAAACTTTGTGGCGATATATAAACACTCGGTTTTCGTTAATGAGTAGCAGGGGCGTTTCTCCCCTTTTGCATCTGTGTATCCAACCAGGGAAAAATTTCCCCCGTTAACTTTTTTCCACGCAGGTTCCATCGCACGGATGGCTTTTAGAACATCGTTGTGAGGTTTGCCTGTGACTTTTGCTATTTGCAAAGAGGTCATTGTTTCGATTGTCGTCAATTCGTTCATCACTTTTACCTCCTCTCTTGTTTTGATGTTTTAATGAAATCTCGGATTATACTCGCAGTGCGAGGCTTAGGAGAGCGTTCCCCCCTTCGATACGCCTCTATTGTATAAATTGAAAGATTGCAAGCATCTGCTATCTCAACCTTTACTTTATCTCTTTCTCTATCCGAGAGAGACTCTAAAAAATCTGTTAATTCTTTCATTTTACTATATTTGTATCTGTATTTGCTTTGCACTTGCAAAGGTATGACGAAATTTCGTCATACACAACACCTTTCGACGAAATTTCGCCAAATTTCTTTACAAAAGATTGAATTATATATGTATACATCTGTAAATGACAGGATTAGGGAAATAGCCAATAAGCTGTATAACGGCAATATAACCGCAATGGCCAAGGGTACATTCATAAGCAGAACCACGATTAATAGCATAATCGGAGAAAAAGAAGTATCTCCAGGCTACGAGATAATACGCAGGATTGCCGAAATGTCGTCACACAAAATAAATTTAGACTGGCTTATAACAGGAGAAGGTGAGATGTTAAAGAGCTCTTCGGAACCCGACAGCAATAGTATGAAGTACTATTATGAACTCTCCGCGACGGCAGGTAATGATATATGGATTAGTGATAACGAAATCAATCAGCCTTATAAGCGCATCAACTTCCCTAACTTTGAGGGATGCGTAGCATTTAACGTCACGGGGGAGAGTATGTACCCAACAGCAAAGGAGCGAGACATTGTAGCAATAGTACCCGAAGACGTACAAACAATAGTGAACGGAGAAATATACCTTGTAATAACAAGAGACGGACAGAGGATGATTAAGAGGTTGCGTACCTCAGGCATAGACGAGGAAGGGGGGATAATTATTACCTGTATTTCAGACAACCCCGACAAAGACCTTTACGCTCCTTTCAATGTTTCTGGAAACGACATACACAAGATATTTCGCGTTAAAGGCTTTATCTCTTCTTCTCTTCTCGCTTAAAAAAACAATTAGAAATAAATAAACAGTATGGAAGCCTATGTTTTAGCCGCCATTATTGTGGCAATCGTACAAATCATCATCATTGTAAAATTCTTTCAGATCGCACAAGACCTACGTTTTTTTAGGGGCGAGTATGAAAAGCTAAAAAGAACACACCGCTTTGGAGAATACGTCAACACGAAAGGAGATAAGGCTTTCGCAGTAGGAGATCAAGTATACTCTCTGGAGTTAAAAAGGAAAGTAGACATCCAGTCTATCCGCGAGGACGGGAGCTATAGATGCACATACTTAACGAATGCGGGTATGTGCAGAAAGGATATACCAGGGGACCAACTTACAGACACCCCGCCAACAGAAGCAAAATAATAACCGCTCTGTATGCAATAGAAGATGCGATAAAAACAGAAAATACCAACGAAAGCAAAAAAGAATTATGAAATCTGATTTTGAGGAAATTGTGTACCTCGTTCTCTCCTTAGTATTTGGGATATTCGGAATTATACTCTTTTTCAAGGTATGGGGAATGACCAACAATGTAAAGAAGCTAACCGACCACTTCCTAAACCCTTCAAAAAGCGATAGTCGCACAGGAGAGCAAGATATACATTTTGAGGATACTACTGAAGAAGGGGACAAGAAGATAGAGGTTTACGACCCACGACTGGATGACATAAAGGCAGGCGACAAGGTAGTAAGAAAAAGAGACGGAAAAGTCCTCACAGTGGACTCTATCAAAGATGGTAGGTTTTTCTGCGACTCAGGGGCTATGGCTGGATACAAGTACTACAGCAAAAACGAAGTGATGATACAAGAATAAAAGCGCGCCCATCTTCCATCTTTATTTTTTTAGACTACCTTTACTGCACGAACCATTTATTACGTTATCAGGAAACGTACAGAAAATGAACGAAAACAACTTTTCCATCGTCTTTGAAAACGAGAGAAACGAGGTTAGTGCAGAGTTACTAATCGGCTGCCTTATGCACACGACCTCTATTATTACGGAGGTTAATAAACTTATAGGGCCAGAGAAAATAATCGACATTAAAGTGAAAGCCTTTGAAAAGGGCAGCTTTCAAGTCGATATAGAGCTTATAGAGGGCCTTATAGCTACGCTCTTTTCCTCTCGAGGAGTTGAATATGTAGCAAATATCATAGAAACCGTAAGCGGAATATACAAGCTTGTAAATTTCCTTGGAGGCAAAAAACCTAAGGAAATATCAAAAGAGGGGAACAGCGTTACCATAACGAACCAAAGCGGAGGGTCTGTAGTTATAAACCAGCAAGTTTTCAATGTGTACGGCACTTCTCCCGAAATTCGTTCCCATATACAAAAGCAGTTTAAGCAAATGCAAGATTATGAAGATATTTCGGGTTTTAGATTCCAAACGAGAGAAGAGGTAGTTTATACTCCTAAGCAGGATTTCCCTGTTATAGCTATGCCTATCGTAATGCCTAACCAAGAAGAACCGGCTAAGACGACAACAATAGAAAATGTTCCTCTAAAGATACTTCGCCCCAGCTTTGACGAAAAATTGGGGTGGGACTTTATATACGAGGGTCAAAAAATATCCGCAAAAGTAAAAGACAAGGATATACTCAAGCAAATAGATATGGGGGAAGCATTTGCTAAGGGGTGTCGTATGTTGGCAGACTTAGAGATAACATATTACTACGATGCAGGAGTAGACGAATATATGCTAACAAAAGACAGCTATCGAATTGTAAAGTTCAAAAAGCTACTTCCTCCTCCTCCCATCCAAGAGCCTTTCATTTGAGGCACAGCAAAAAGATTTGTTATACAGGCTATAAAACCCACTACAATATAATGCAAGAACGCATATTTGATTTTATAAGTGCCACATTCGGAGCTTCTTTTGCCATCGTTCTAGTCGTGATAGGTGTTGTTATTTGGCTGACACATTATATAACGAAAAAAGTAACAGTGATAAACTCTTCGCACGATAAAATCACAAAAGGTATAGAGAAGTCAGAGGCAAACATTGATGAAATAAGAAGAGACCTGGCTTACATCAAAGGCACTATCGACATTGCCAAAGCGGGAACCACCCCTTTTATGCAATCTCATAGTCCTATTTCTCTTACTGACGAAGGCAAAAAGGTTGCAATGGAGCTAAAGGCGGAAGGTATTATCCTTTCCAATTGGGACAAAATTAGGAAGGACCTACTAAATAAAGACCACAAGACCGCATACGATATACAAACCTATTGTATAGAGACTGCCTCCGTATCTCCAAGTACTTTCTTTGACGACTGCAGCATCGTGTTAGTTAAAGATTTTGCTTTTAAGGAGGGTAAACCTCTGCAGTTATACCTCCGATTACTGGGTCTTCTAATAAGGGATAAATATTTTGAAGAAGAGGGGATACCCTTATCAAGGATTGACGAAACGGCACCCGAAAAGTAAGTTGCCGATAGTACAACAAACCCCGAGGTGGAGACGCTCTCGGGGTTCTCTTTTATTTATTTTCCTCTGTGATATCTATTTTCGGTATCATGGAGACTGCGGACTGTTTTCTTTTGTCTAAAATTTTGGCGTAAACTTGAGTTGTGGCCAAGAACTTATGTCCGAGGAGCTTTTGGACTGTGTAAATATCAGCTCCAAGGTCTATCATAAGCACGGCGAAGGTGTGCCGTCCAGAGTGAAAGGTGAGGTTCTTATTTACACCTGCACGAACAGCCCAAGTTTTTAGTTCGAACAATGTATAAGCACTGTACTTGAAGTCGTAGAAAACAAGCTCTTCGTTTCCTCTTCGTTCTCCCATGTAGGGTACCGCCTCGGGGCTTATATCATAGTACTCTTGTCCTCCCGTCTTTTGTTGCTTGAATATGATGCGAGTGTATTCGCCTTGTTGTGTTACTTCTCCCCACGTCATCTTTTGTATATCGCTTTTCCGTATACCCGTGAGGCAAGAAAAGAGGAAAGCGCGTTTTAGTCCAGGATAGTTGGTTTCTGTGTTTGCCATCGCTCGTACCTCATCAAGCGTAAGATAAACACGCTCTTTCTCCTCTGACTTAAAACCCTCGATGCCACGAAGGGGATTATGTGGCAAGATACGATCCTCCACCGCTTGGTTTATACAAGCACGTAGCTTGTTGAAGTAAGAGAGCTTACTGTTTTGCGACAATGGTCTTTTATTAAATACTGTATCAACTTTCTTTCTACTATCCCTTACCCTTGTGGCAGTGTCAAGGTATCGCTTAAAGCCTTTTATCCATTGGGGGGTGATGTCTCGAAATGTCGTCGATGAGGAACAATACAACTCGAGATGTTTAAGAGCAGACCACCAATTGCCCCAATTACCCAACGACCCTTTTTTATTAAGACGTTGCTCGCACAGGCTTCTATAGTAGTCTAAGAAGTTTGTATCAAGCTTATAGGCAGCGTCAAAGCCATAGCGCCCGTTTTGCACCTCTACAAGTCGCTTTGCCCGTACAGCCTCGGCGAGCTGTAGGGTTTGTCTATTCGCCTCCCTGTCGGCTCTACTCGCTTCTGGCACCAAGTACAGGCGTAGATACTCATACGTCCTTTTTCCGTCCACGTATATATCCAAATAGAGGGATATATTCCCAGATGCCATTTTGCGTCTTCTCAGACGGACAGGTTCTTTCGACTTACTCAT